TTTGCTTGTTCAGCCGCCGCGGTTGCTTTATCAATAATTTTATAAACTTGACAAGCTAATAGCAATGCATCCGTTGTGGATTTCAATCTACTGATTTTTTTTATATCAATTAAGTTCCATATGCTTCGTAACTCAGTCAATGCATCTAATTTCCTATTAGCATTGGTAAAATTAATAATATGAAACATGTAATCATTTCGAAGCTCATCACACTTTTCGCCTGCAAGTAATGCTTTATCAATAACTTTGTCATTAAAATATTGATTATACATTGCTTCATAATAATTTCGATAACCAGGAGCGGTTGTGTAAATATGAAAGTCAATGCGTCTGTCTTCAATCCAATTTAATAAATCTTTAATTAATGCATAATCTTGATTGTCTAGCATCCGGGAATCCATTACATTGTCCGGTGTTATGTTTTGCTTTACTATATCGCCAAATACTGTATTCCCTAGGCCGTTTGAACTATATCCATCTGCTCGTTTAAACAAATCAAAATCAGTCAACGCAATATGCGAGCCTTCATGTAAAGCTAATCCGACTGCTGGATCAAAATGTTTACCATCTAATTTGGTTCCAATAACAACTCGCTCACCATCGGTATAGCTTGAATCAGAACTTTGAAATATAACTGGAATTTGTTGCCCTGTTACAATATTAACAAAATTACCTATAGCTCGTTGTGCTGCTGCTAATTTAGCTAAATCAACACCGCCTCCTTCACGTTTAAAGTTTGTATCAAAGTCTCGGTCTAACCAAAAGCTAGATGCACTATATCTAGTAATTGAAACCGGTTTATGTGTTTTTTTTGAATCTTTCATCTCTTTATTTTTATATATTATATGAAATTATTCAGTAATATCCAACCGAATAATGTAAAAGAAGAGGTAGAACAATTGTTACTACCCCTTCTTTGAGCTATGAAAAATTAAAACGGGTGGTCCTCTGTTGTATCTTCTTCTCCCGTATTGAATATGTCTTTCATTTCGGTTGCAATATGCTTTTGTATAATTTGTTTAACGAATGTTCTTTCTGAGTCTGCACCACCTGATGCATCAAAGAATGGTAATACAGATACCTCTGCGGCTTCTGACAATGAAAATCCATCTGCTAACAATTCACATATCCTAACTGTCATACGGGTTGATATCATTGTGGATAACTTTCCTTCTTCTGATCTCCATTCTTTACGGGTTGCATCTGCAATATCTGCTACTGCGTGAATCAATGATCCGGAAACTTTATTGGCAAATCGCTTTGTTAATAAATCTTCTTCTTGAGATAAAGATAAAATATCAACTTCAATGATTTCAAATCGATCCATCAATGCCCTATCCAATACGCGGGTAGATGTATACTCGGTACCAATGTTTGCTGTAGCAATAAAGGATACATTAGCTGCAACCCGAATGGTTGGCGAATTAACATCTTCATCCAAACGCAAATACCTTTGACCTTCATCAAGTACTGTCATTAAGATGTTCCACGCTTCTGGGTGTGCTCTAGATAACTCATCTAACAATATAACTGCATTCTCGGTTTGAATTGCTTTGACAAATGCGGATTCATCAAAACTTGTTTCACCATCCTTGAAATGCGTATTACCAATAAGGGTTGCTCTTGGATCTTGAGTTGCACCTAAATTAAAATAAAAGAATGGACGATTAGTTGCCTTAGGCAATTCCTTAGCGGCTTGCGTCTTACCACAACCTGCAGGCCCAACCATCATTATGTTTTTACCTCTAACGGCTGAACGAACCAAATACTTCCATTTAATATCAGACATTTCCAATGTTGCTGGTTTGATCTTATGCGAATTTTGAATAAGTTGCATTATCGGATCTATCTCTTGTTTACTCATTTCTGGTTCTGGTGGTTGTGGATGTTCCGTATTATTTACATTGGCGATTCGTTTTGCGCGACCTGTTTCTGGATCAAATGCTAACATCTCACTGTGAGTAACTGCATGTTGAACCATGATTGGCCTAAATAGATGAGTAATATCAGTGCCGTCATCTACATTGCGAATATAAGCTTTTCCACTCGAGTAAGCTACTTCTCCTAAAATTTGTTTTTTCATAACTCTTTATTTTCTATATTATATGAAATAAAAAGTTATTTTCCAATATTTTGCAATGATTTTTGGTGTTTATTTAACAACCATTGTTTATATAGTATCAGATGTAAGTGGTACAAACAAAGAGTTTCAATACAAATAAGTTCGCCTATCATCAAATTAAAATACATAATGAAACATCCGATTGCATATGGTAACAAATACCAACGCAAACGACGTCCTAATGCAATTGGAAACGTTGCAGTAATAAAAAATGTAAATGCAAATATGTTATGTGCAACCGGCCAACCCGTAACGCTGAATGCTGTTAACAATAAAAGCAATAACCCGGGCATTTGCCATCTGTCTGAAGAAAATAAAAAATACGATGTTGCAGCATTCATAATAATAAACCATGGTTGTGACTCGGTATTCCAAAAGGCACTCACTGATTTTACATCTTCTAATTGACTCATAATGAGTGGAAACGCCATTGCAATTACAATTGCTAGCAAATTTGGAATTATTTTTTTCATCTTATAACGCGTTTTATTGATCCATCTTCATACACCTCAAAAATTAATCCGGTTGCGTGAATAGGGTTAACTTCTTGTCCCATTGTATTGATATAGTTTACAATCTTTTTTTCTTTGATTCTGTTGTCCAACATTATTGGACCATAAACCTCAAATTTACCATCAATGTCATATTGAACTAATTTATAGTAATGTATTATAAATTGATCAACGTTATCTAAATAAAAATAATTTATTTTTTCTGTTGAATTTCCGGTTGCTGGCTTTATTGTTATATGTCTCCAATCTTCTCCATCTGTTGATCTTTCAATTGAAAAATAATCTGAATTGTGTTCTGAAGCGGTAGCCCATTTTAAACTATTAAACAATGGGTATGCTATTCCTTCAAAATAAAGTAATTCAACAGGTAATGGGGTAATCATGGATGCTGTTGCTTGAAATCCTGTCCATGTTCCTACATTTGATATATCTGTTTTTACGCGTAATGTTAATTCACCATCAGCAGCTGTTGAAATTAATGTTCCTGGGATTGTTGTTCCTGTATATGTTCCTATTCGGACGGAACTCGTATTAGGACCATCATATACAAATAAAGTGTCATATCCGGTTTCTAAACTAAGTGAAGTAAATGTTAGTTCAACTTTTTTAGTATTGTCTGATGGTTGGAGTGTCATGGTTTGATTCATATTATTATTGTATGTTTCATTGGGACCGCCTTGGTCAATTATCAAATAATTTGAGTTAATTATTTGAGTACAATTTCCAGTTAATGGGAAAGGAACCATGTTATTTTCTAATGGATTGGTTGAAGTCCATGTTAAATCGTCAACGTATCTTTCATGTGCCCCTGATGATCTAGCATCTCTTAATTTTACATATATGTTAGTCAATCCTAGTGATCCTAGATTTAATGTATATTGTTGTTGGGTTACGGTTGCATTTGTTATAGTACCACGTGTTGTCCAAGTAGTGTTATTTGGGGATGTTTCGACTACCAAACTCCAAGCTGTAGAATTGGAGCTTCGTTTATACCAAAAAGAAATTATTGAAGGTGTAGCCAATTGAGGTGTGCGAATCCAATCACCAGACCCATTAAATGCCATTGATCGAGCGCCCGTCCTAAATGAATTAGTTGAGTAAACCATACCCGTTTGAGCCCAAGTACCTCCTTGAGTTGGTAATGCAGCTGTACCAAAACTTTCAAATGATTGGTATGTAGTACATTGAGCTAGTACTAGGAATGATATTAATATAAACGTAAGAGCTAAAAATAAGGTTCGCATATCCGGATTATTTATTAATAAATATCAGTTGATAATATAGATTGTACCAAAAACCTAATATAGATTAGTATTTATTTAGGATTTTTTATTATCAACATGCATATGCTTCGTTTTTCTATTATATTTTTTCTTGTTCTTCTGTATGATTGGACGAGTTGCTTGCCAAATTTCCTGCAATGTAATTTCTATCTGTTTCATACTATAGTTTATGGAATTTTAATTAAGTATCCAACCGTTACCAATTTCTACAAGACCAGTAACGTGCTTTCCAACGTGGACCGGGAGTTTCACAACGGTGTCTTGCACGGAATGAACGCCTACGTGCCGGATTGCTTTTACGGATACGCATTGTTGCTTGCCCAGCTTTTTTTGCTGATGTACCTCCATGGCCGAAATTGACCTTTACAACGTTTCCGCTGCCATTTTTAACATACACTTTGAATTTCTTTACGTCGCCGCGTGTTGGTTTTCCCAATTGAACTCGGCGGCCGTGATACTCGGCTTCATTGAGTCCAGGTTGTATAATTTCTATAAATTCCGGGGTATCTGTAGTATGTGCTTCTTTGATGTACTCTATTAAGCATTGTTCACAATATGCTTCGGCTTCTTTTATTGGCACACAGTTAGGTACTTGTTTTCCGCCTTTCTTCTTCATTCCAATTTGTTGGTAACCATCCCAACAAGCTTCATCAATGTATTGCATTACAGATCCTGTCTTATTGCCAGTTTAGGCAAATATGTTTTCCATGTTTTTAATATATATTGTTTATCTTGTGGAGTTAATGCACCATTGCTAACCCATAAATCTAGATAATCATTTACTACTTGTGCAAATGGTTGTTTGCTTTTTTTGGCTTTGAAATATAAACCTTGAATCATTGCCGGTGTTTCTTTTGGCAATGTAAAATAGCGGGCTGGTGGCAATTCACCGGATTCTATTTTTTTACGAAGCGCTTGATCTGATGCAATGTATTTTCCATCAATTGTATTCCAACCACTTTGTGTTGTATGTTCAATTTCATGTCGAAGTACATCACGAAGATGCATTGCAACATCACTCAATATGTGAGGATAATCTGCAGGATCTAATTCAAAACGTATTTCTATTAGGGGAGGTTCTGCGGAGTTGCGTGTGGTTGGATTATATGCATCGCCACCATATTTAAAATCATTGAGTCCTTCTACCCACATTACTTTGAATGATAAATAGAATTCTACCGGTATCTCGGTGTTCTCTACTTCTTCAAAGTAAATGTGTTTGAATTGGTCATCATCATCAATATTAGGAATTGTTTCTCCTTGCTTGAAATAAATCTTTTGTCCGGAGAATTCACCAGTATAATCATCTACATTTTCGTAACTGTCCTTTACAATTCCAAGCAGTTTGTTTGACAGCGTAGTAACTAAACTATCATATCTACCTTCAACAATAAGCGATTTCATTGATATCATATTAATAAATATCACTCAAGCAAATTGTAATTCCAATAAGTTTCTTTGTTTTGATTAAACGGATTTCCTGTTTGCTGATAGTAACAATTGAGACAAAGCATTTGAATATTTTCTATGCAATGGTTGGTCTCATCTCCATCAACATGATCTAGCATCAATGGTACCGTATCATCAGTTACTCTGCGTTCTGCATACCCGCAGGTTGCACATTCTTCCCGGAGAATCCCTAATGCCAATAATCGATTGCGAAGCTTCCACGTTGGATATTGTGGATGCTTACCTTCTAATATATTTGTTATACTATATGTACCACTGTTTGCTCGATGTATGTCTTTTGGTATGCCTACACCGAATTGGTTCTTATGTAGTTCATACAATGTTTTATCGGTATCACGGTCAGTATACAACCGAGCATATTTTTTATAAGTAGTAAAAGAGACTTTCAGAAAGCGAGCTGCCTCTGCATTGGATTTGGTATTCTCCATTGCATAACGTATTTCGCTTTCTGGAATATCTAAGGCAGTTTTACCTATGCCATAAATATATTTGTACTCTTTTTGTTCCATTTAATATACGCCGTATTTTTGAAGTTGCCTTGCCGCTTTACCTGGATTGGTTTTCTGTTCAAACAATTCAAGTAACTCCGGTTTTAACTTCATTACACAATCCGTAAAAAATGTTGAATGTACTCCAGATTCCTTTTGTACGGCATCAATCCATTTTGAATAATATTGATACGTATCATCAAAACGATCGGCATCAGTACGATTTTCCCAATATTCGAGTTGATCTTTAAGTGGCCAAAGTTCAAGTGGCACAGCTGGATCCTTTCTACGTGCCGGTAAAGTTGGTTGATATGCTACTTGTCTATTGCTCCGGGCAATAAATTTATCCATAATGTTGATTGACCGATCTTTTGCCGATTCACCCGTGTGTACGTCTTTTTTTCCCATTTATTTTGTTTTTTCTGTTAATATAACTAGTTTGCGCCAAGCATCTTCTGCTTGATAAATATAACGTTTAAATGCAATAATATCTTGTTTGACACGGGCTTCTTGTGCCCATTTTAAATTTCGATGGTATTCTGCATGACGTAATGCAATACGTATTTTAAGAATCCAATTAACTATCTTTTTCATATTTTTCAACTGTTACTGTTAAACCTTCTGAACGTAACATATGTTTCACTGTTTCACATCCAGCCCAAGTATCTTTATATATTACACAACGTTTTCTGTTATGTACTATTAATGCACATTGATGTGCTTGAAATTCATTGTGTGCACAAATGTCTACGAGACATTCAATTACATGATCAAATGTATTTACGGGATCATCATGCAAAGTTACTTGCCATGTTCCCCGTTTACTCTTGGGTTTCAATTTTTTGCTTGACATCTCTAATAATCCCGCACTGTTCATATAATTCGAATTTTTCACCATAACTTAATGCGTCATTTAAAAAATTAATTTTTCTAGGTATATCCCAAGAATCAGGCCACATCCAATTGGATCCTGACATTGCATTTACTGATTCTTTATATAACTGAAGAATAAAATTTTCATCTTTCATAACATATAATATAAAATTTGAATTAGTAATCCAAATTATTTAACTTTAAGTTTTTGTCCTACTTTAATTGTATCAGTTTTTAAATTGTTTATTTTTTTAAGATTTGGAATCGTTGTTTTGTATTTAGTTGCAATTTTGCCTAATGTATCACCAGATACAACAACATAAGTACTTGGCGCGGTAGTACTAGTTTTTGGTTTAGGAGTACTAGCTTTCGGATTATCAAATGCACCTAATATGCTGTTCATATCTAGAGGTTGTTGAAGTTGTTTATATATATCATCCATTGTAGGAGTGGATTTCTTAATAGGTTTAGGTTTAGGAGCTGCAGTCTTAGCCGGGGCTCCATCTACGGGCAATAAATCTAAAATAGCTTGTGCATTAGCTGTACGTGCTGCTAGTGCCGAAGGGCCTTGATTTGCTGGCATTTCATATTGTTTCAATATGATATTTGTTGCTGCACTAATATTTTTACTAGCTTTTAATTTATCTAAGACATTAGACATTGTTCCTGTTAATTCATATACAACAAATGCAACTGCGATAGCTGTCGTCAATGGATATTTTGATATATCCAATTGTTTTCCTTTTGCAAAATCGAGTAATGATTTTTGTCGATCTTTATATGTCCATTGTGCAAAGCTATATCCAGTTCTACCATCGACCTTTAAAGGGCCTGGAATGTAGTTCCCGGTGCCTTTCATATCTTGTAATGCATCAGCTCTAACTCCCGATTCCTCAACGAAATTACCAACAATTGCAGCTGCTTGAAATGATTTCAATCCTAATTTTGCTTTAAGCGATTTTGCTACATCAACACCGCGGGTAATAGCGCCAACTTTTAATATAGAGCCTTCTGTAAGTAAAGATTTTAAACGTATCATTTTCCACGTTCCTCTCTAATAATCAATTCACCTAATACTTCCAATCGTCCAACTTCTCGTTGAAATTCAATTGCTGTCATATCCAATGAAATCTTTTTTAAAGTTTCTGTAAATTCTTTTTTTGCTGAGTCTATTTGAAATTTACCAGCAATTGCTCGTTTATAATATGCAGCTTTAACTTTGAAATGATGCCATGTTAATAATGCCAATCCGCCTTTTTCTTCAGCCGTTGATGCTATCTTAGCAGCACCTTTACCTCTAGTCTCAGCAAAGTCCTCAAATTTAGTTATTGGGTCTTTAGATTCAAAGAGTAAATTCATTAGTTTCATATTAATAAATATTACTTGTTTAATTTATCTTGTTTGAATTCAGTCATATATGAATAATCAGTTTCATATCCAGCGTTGCTTTCAACTGCGTAAACTGTCATATCAATTTTATATCCAGGATTCTTATCAATTCGATTAAATGTCCAAGCATTATCCATCCATATTATTCTGTTGTTAGGATATATAAAATAATTTCCATTATCCATTTTAAATACATGCCCACACTTATGTTCCGGTGTTTCTGAAAAATTAGTATCTAACATGTTTCTATTTTCGTGTGCCCAATCTAATGTAAATAAATAATTTCCTTGCCGTTTAATACCTGTTATTGAAATTAAATCTGCTCTATAACCATTTAACCGTTCTCTAACATGCACATTAATATAATGTGAAAAACAATCCCAATAAATATGTTCAGTTAATGGTAAGCGTTCTGCATCTGGTTTCCAACAAAATGCATGTATCGGTCTACGAGTCCAATTAACACCATTTTCTAGAAATGCTTCAAATAATGGTGTTCGTTTTTGTATGGAGGCTACAGAATGTACATCTGCTGCTGTAAATTCTCCTAATCCCGTTTCATGATTAAATAGAAATTCGTTGCGAATATAACACGTAATTGTTGGTATATTAGCATTTAAGTATGCCATATTAATTTATTTTCTATGTTTTGCAATTTCTATTGCCGCCAATTGTTTAAGTGCCGCTTTACGAGTTGCGTGTGTTCCTAACCGCTTTCCGCCTTTGCTAGGATATACCGCCCAACCATCTTCAACTTTTTGAATTTTCTCATTCATTGCATTTTTAAGTTTTGCTGTAAAGTCTGCCGGTAAGAATTGTAGTTTCGCAACGTTGCCACCAAAACCTGACATTGATTGAGAATGGTTATCATTCATATAATGAGTCAAATAATCTTTAACACGATTCATATAATCTGCTGCCAATGTTATTTTAGATTCCAACCACTCCGGTAAATTATCAGCATCTTGAATCATGTTAGCAACTGCTTGGGCATCTTCTGCACATTCCATTGCATCATGTTTTGCCATTGAGCCTTCGTGTGAATCTTGACACCCGCCTTTAGCACCGCCACAGCCGCATCCACATTCATTAAGCCGGTTCATGTTATGCGTTCTTTGCTATGATAGACCATATTGCACCAGTAAGTGTCAATACTCCACCAATAATTTCAGTTGCTGCAATTTCGTCAATAACACCACGTGCAATAAAAATACCACCAACAAATGTTAATGTGTGACGTATAATTCCTAGTACTTGTTCTTTAGTAAGTTTCATAATTTGTTCCTTTTTTTATATAAATATTACTTAATTAATATAATGCATTCCAATTACTCCCATCCCAAAAATATGGTATTGGTGGGATACTTGCAGAAACTGCAAATGATCCAGTTGCTGCATTATTTGGAAGTGGATGCCTTGGTTGAATGGTTAAAACAGTTAAACATTTAACGGATCCGCTGACAGCTAAAGTCGCATCCGATGTCCATGTACCGAAAGGGTCTTTTCCGACACATGCAACGGGAGTATTACTGGCGGGCTGACCAATCGTTATACCATAATTGCCACCGCTATGTCCTATAACTAAAAATCCATCATCGGGTGTAATGTATATAGATGCTGTAGAAAAATTTACAGATTCCTTAAATTGCAGTTTACTCGGGTACCCGGTGTCTTCATTATGATATAAATTAATATCGGCACCATATACAGTTATTGAACCAGATACTTCTAATGATCCTGTAATCTGTGCCGATCCAGTAAATGGAAATCCAGCGCTTACTCCAGTTAATTCGGATCCGTTGCCTTTAAACGATCCAGAAAAAGATCCTGTTGCTACTATGGTATCTGTAGATCCACCGGTCAATGCATCAATGGTACGTGTTACATGTTCTGATTGTATAGTACCGCCATTAGTAATACCTGTCTTATTTAGTATTGCCATCTATGTTCCTTTTTTTATATATAGGCCAATTTTCTGTTTTTTCATTCAGCCATTGTTGTCGATCATCACAACCGCAATCTTCATCAAGTATACGTGCAATTTGTTTTGCAAGTTTATCTAACCCGGTAGCCCGAGTTATTTTTTTGATGTCATCTCCTAGGCCTCTACTTGCACTCATAAGCTATTCCAATCTGTTATTTTGTTACGCAATTGCATTAATAAAGTTTTTTGTCGTCCATTCATTGGTATTTCAAATACTCGAGTTCCTGGATATGTGTATTCTTTTTCCGGATGCATTATTTTGGAATGCCCGGTATCATCAATTCCTAATACGGGATATGCCACCCGTTGCATTGTTATTTGATTGCTTGGTATCATGGTGCAACGACCAGGATGTTTCCATTGCCCCATTGCATCTTCTACGGCATCTGTTTCCCGCATTACCTGTTCCCAATCCGTTTCTGTCATGATACGACGCTTTGTGATGTGATGGGCTAAAGATTCAATGCATGACCCCATTTTCCCTTCTTGTAAAGGCGAATCAACTTCTAAGGAAGCCATAGTACTCTTAGTTAACATCAGCTTTAAACGTTCTAAATAACCGGTATTACGAAGCTTCTTGTAAGCTAGGTTTTCTATGGAATACTCACCTTCTGCGTCTAAACCGGTTTGTCTCATTCTGCGTAAATGCAATAATATGTTTTGTATTTTGATTTCTAATTTAGGATCAGTTTCTCGTAAAGCATCAATTTGAAATTCAATTGGTTGCGCCTTTTGATTGATTATATCATCATCAACCGTAATAGTTTTTGAGGATGGCTGCTTGATCCATTTGTCTTGCATAATGGAATATTCGCCAACCGTGGAATGCAATTCGTTGTTTGAATCTTGGGCATATAATTCTATTGCCATTCCTTGATATGTTAATGGATAGTTTGTATTCCACAGTGATTTCTTTGCCATCATATAGTTTTTAACAAGATGCAAATTTTTATTTACGGCTTGGTAATCTATAACAACATGCAAATCAATATCACTGTGTTCAGTCCAATTATAATTTGCATTGCTTCCAATTAATATTATATCTAGCACCGGAGTATCAATGTCAAGAAAATCATAGAAATGTTTTGCAATGCGCGCAAACTTTATGCGCAAGTCTGATTTAAGACTTGTTGCATCCCAAAGTTTAGGATTAAGCGTGCTCTGTGTTTCGTACTCTCTTAACATTATTTCAAACTACTCCCTACTTTAGTAACGCGGCCGTCATTTTTTATTTGAAATATATCACCTTTAATAAGTCCACCTTCGTCTATACCAAAGTTTGGATCATTAACTAATGAAACCCACATACCTGAATTTCCTCCTTGGTATTGTACTTTTCCAGCATCAACTAATTTTTTCCAATATGATAATTTATATTTAACTGCATCAGGCATATCACTTACTACTGATTGAAAATTAAGAGAATCTAGGTCACCTGGTACAATATTTTCTTTATACACGCGTTCATTATAATCATATACTGCAGAAACTTGTCTGACTTGTTCATTAGCGCTTCGCATACTTTCTACAATTGGCGTACCAAATGCCTCTGTCCACCCAAAATCTATAATAGCAAATATTACAGACTGCTGATTTAAATCTTTACCGGCTATTAATTTTTTTCCGGTGGTTGGATCTATATCAGATTCAGTACCGTAATCTGATCTTTCGAAGATTTCTTGAAATTCATTGTATATGATATCAAGTCTTTTGAGAAAATCAGATGATGTTATTAATTGTTTAAGCCCATCAACAATATCAGATCCAAAGTTTCTAACAGTTCCAGAAACACCACCGGTGAATTTAGATATTAATCGACCTCCAGAGTACTCATTAACAAAACGACGAAGCGGATCCGTCCAAAATACAGTCCAATATCCATTAATTACCTCACCAGGTTTTGCAGCAGCTGCCACAACTGTATCAACAAATGACGCATATGTTGTTTTAGATCGACGCATCAATTGTTCGAGGGCTTTTGGTAAATTTCTAACAATATAATTACGTAATTGTTGTTCAGTTACAACATATCCAGCTCCTTGTTGTATACCTCGAGCATTTAGTTCTGCAAATATATATTTACCGGCTGCATTTTTCGGTAATATATTTTTGTATGTAGTAAATAATAAATCTGTTAATTGTTTAGATATTGCATTATCACCAAATGATAAAATACACATTGCTAATTTTTTAGGATCAGCTAAAAGAGTTTTACTAAACTGTTTATATGCCATGGTATATGCAGCTTTCCAATAATTTGTCGATCGTTTAGTTAACCACGAAAATGCTAGTCGGCCGGCGGCTTTAAATGTATCAGCAACTAATCCTCCCAGTGACTTAGACCCAGCTTTCTTCCATATACGTTTAAATATATTTGCTGTTTGATCAGCAACCACATCATCTGCATATTCATATCCTAATCGTTTACTTAATTTTTTTATCAATGATTTACTGTTAGCAATAACCCCAGCAGATGCGTTTTGTTTCATGAAATCTACAATAAATCCTTTAGATTCATTTAGCCATTTAATCATATCATCTGCTTGCTGTGCACTTAAAAATCGCATTGTTCTAGCAGTTTCAATAAATTTTATACATCCAGGAAATAATTTTAAAATTACATCGGCTGAAATATTACGGTCTGCTGCTTTTAGTAGCAATGTATTCCATATTAATTTGCTACCGCGTGCTGCTGACTCAAATAATTTAATAAATGGTTTAAATATTAGAGCAACAGCATCACCAACGCCTGGAATTAGTGCAATTATACTTATAAATGCTTCAAAATATCTACCTCTACCAATATACCAAACCGCATTAATAACATCAATTGGGGGAAATACAATACCAACCCAATCAAAGCCAGTTTGTATTCGATCTGCTAATGCTGTTAAATTAATATCTCGGCCGAATACGCGGATAATGGTAGGTTCATTGTGTTTAAACAAACTTTCAATACCAGTATAATTACGCAAGTCTTGTATGTAATCACTTTTCATTATATTGTTAAGCATCGGATCCGATGATTTTACATAGATTGCTTCTCCTGTAAATGAAGTACCGCGGTGTGTTAACCAGCCTTCTTTACGTCCACCTCTTGTTAAAAAAATTACAGGTTTAGCACCCGGCGCCGACGCTTCATATGTCCAATTGATATATTTATAAGATAGTTCCGTCCCAAAATCAAAATATAATTTATTTGGATCCTCATAAAAATATACTAGCATACCAACTTGCCGGTCCGGGTGGTTATACATTGCAACTTGTACTCCTCGCACAATTCCACCTGGTGGTTTTTCACCGTTTTTTACAAAGTCAGACACTGATGTTGCTGGAAGTGCTGTAAAATCTATGCCACCCTTCGTTGCTATAAATGGCCGACCGCCTAGACCTAACAATGCATTATATGCTGATTGATTTTTCCACCTAGGCATCATTCCGTCAGTGACACCTAACTCTTTATTCATTGTAGAAACATCAGAACCTTGGCCATTAACATATGGCCTAATTCCTACTGATTTCGAATCATATGCTGGATTATAATATTTATCTGATCCCTTTGCTTTTTGAAGTTCTTTAGAAAATGCAGATAAGGCAGGTACGGATTTTCCTGCAGCGGCAGCTAAATGAGCCATTGGATCGCTAGGCAATGTTCCTTGAGTAGGTCCTTTTGCTTTTTTCAATGCATCTGCAAATACCCCTTGTTCCGTTAATGTTTTTTTAATTACGCGTTCTAATTTATCCATAATATACCTTATATAAAATAAATACCGTTACTTCCAAAAGAGCTGGACTAGTATCAAACAAAATGCCAATACTAAAGATACTGCAGTTTTCATGTTGATTGCTTCATCCCGAAAGATATATGTCATGCACGTAAATATGAATATACCGGCGACGAATGATGTAAATCTGCCAGGCCAAAATGCTCCAGCAAATCCACTTACTGAATAACGTGTTGCTTCCATAAATAACCATGTTATAGGAATTCCGAGGAACATTAATGCAACCCGATATGTTTTTGCCCAATCCCATATCAAAGGACCATTTACTTGAATCCAAACAATGATTTGGCCAACAAGAAACATTGCAAAGGCGAGAGCAATGTGTTTATAATTCATATTAAAGAGATAAGAGCATATCAATTAAATCTGGATGTGGATACATGTCCACTTTACCGCGTATAACATTGGTATGTGAGTACATACCTGGTGTTTTTTCTGCGCGGGCTACATCTAATACATCAAATCCGGCAGCACCTTTAGCGCGAACATATTCAACTAAACCTATGCGTGGGTCAATGCTATATTTGTTTGCAACAAATTTAATCCAGTTTTCCAAAGTTTTTAATTGGGCATCTGAATAATTGTGCCAATATTGAAATCCGCGAAATGGTTTTGCTAATTTGATTACTTGTGTTGGATCTGCTGTGGTATTAACATATGTTTTGCCATTTACTATTTGACCCATACAACATACTTCAATTGCAACTGAATTGCGATGCATTACCGAGTTACCAGTACCAGTATGCCACCCATATCCTCCATCAGGAAAACATTGAATCAATTCGCCGTCTAATTTGGCAGATTTACCATCAACTGCTTGTCCACCTAAAATATATTCGGTAGCTACATTGCCTCGATTATCTCTTGCCCACATATCTGCAACTTGATATGGATTAGGTCCACCTGCTGTGTGATGTAGGAATATCCAATCTTTAGCAACAGGACCTTTAAAATAAGTTCCGTCAGCCATCCAATATTTTTTAATGCTCAATGCATTTGCCGTTTCTAGATTCTCGGCATTGTCGGTATTTAGAATACCCATTGCAGCCCATGTATTGCGACCAACGATGCCATCATCAATTAATCCATTGGACTTCTGCCATATCTTAACAGCGGTCTCAGTCTGAGGACCAAAATCTCCATCTGCTGATATCTTTAAAAATTCTTGAAGTGTAACTACTCCAGGACCTTTACTTCCTCGTTTTAATACCATAACTTTCCTTATTTACGATCTCCTTTGTGAAGATCTATTTTATCTAATATTTGATTTAATAATGATGACGGTATCCATCCAATCATTGAAGCATTTTTAAGTGCACTAATCAATTGAAATACAATGAATGGAATTATAATGGTTTCACTCAACCATGCAGTTCCATGAAACCCCTTTTCAACTAATAGCAACACTGATAAAAACATTATCCAAACAATTACTGTGCGTAATACTTTGATTGCTTTGAATGTTTTGAATCCTTCTCGTTTGATTCCTGCTATTATTCCAAAAAAACCATCTATTGATACAACTGCAATAAGAGCTAAATATTGTTCAAAGTTTTCTAGTGTTAAGTTATAAAAATATGTACAAATAAATGTAACTGTGGTTGTAAATGTAAGTGCTACTAATGGTATGGTTTTCATATTGAACATTGCCTTATTCTTTAGTTGGGGGCTGGTTTGTTATTTCTTTGTCTGAATGTTTATACGAAAATTTATCAACCGATGCACTAAATAATGCAGCAATAACAATATATTCAATAGCTGAAACTAATTCATTTGAGGGTGCAATTGACTTTGGATAT